TTACCCCGTTTGGTTAAGGGTTTTTCACTCATTGTGGTTAAGGGTTTTTCACTCATTGTGGTTAAGGGTTTTTCACTCATTGTGGTTAAGGGTTTTTCACTCATTGTGGTTAAGGGTTTTTCACTCATTGTGGTTAAGGGGTTTTCATCTTTTGTGGTTAAGGATTGTTCAATAGTTGCCCCCGCCAAGAACGCCAGCATAATCGGTTTTAATTCCGGGTCCAACACTGCACATCGGTTGGCGCGTTTCAATTCCTCCATTCCATAGGTATCCACAACACCTGTTTGATGCATGCTCGTATATTTGAGTTGATGGTTGGTCAAAACCGTGGTCTTGTCCGGTATATATATTTCGCAGAAGCGCGATAAAATGGGGTTCAATAACTTATATTTGTTCTCTACAATGATGAAGAAGCGCGTATTGTGACTAAACAATTCAATGCACCTGCGCAAGGCGCTCTGGGCGTCAATGGTGAGTTCGTCGGCATTCATCAGCACTATGCTCTTAAACATATTGTTGTCGTTGCACTGCATGTTTGCTTTGGCAAAATATTTGAGTTCGTCGCGGATGAATTTGATGCCCTTGCCATGGGCGCAATTGACAAACATGACATTGGATTTGACGCGGTTGCGGTCGCCCTCATAGATTTGGTTTATGAAATTGCCGACGATGGTGCGTTTGCCGGTGCCGGACGAACCGTGAAAAATGAGATTGGGGATTTTTCTAACAGAGATGAAATACTTCAACTGTTTGAGGACATTTTCATCTTCGGCGTGCATGTGAATAATAGAGAAAATGATGGAATTTCTATATTATTTTAAACCGATGAACATTTAAAACGGCACGCAAAGCGTGCCTTGTTAAATGGTTATCGGTCTTGTCATCCTCTCCCACCCAAAGGGTGGAGAGGATGCTTCGTGGCACCTTTGGTGCCACACGAACCTAGAAGAAAAAATGGCACTTTGTGCCATTTTAATTCTTCGACGGTTTAAACCTTTGCAACTTAGATTCTTCTCTTTCGGGTTTTTTTGTGTATTGATTTTTTGGGTTTTCGTGTTCTCTTTCTGCGACGGGTTTTTCTGCCTCCATGTGAAAGTCCTTGTGGTCTAAAAACCATAGGGTTTTCACTTTTTAATAATGCCAAATCACTTGGACCTAGACCTGGACCTGATATTTTATTATATTTGCTTTTTTCTTTTCCTTTTTTAATATCACCACTCTCCGCACCTCCTTTACCTTCGTCTTTGAGAACAACGTCCTCCTCATTTGAAACAGATGCGCCAATCATTTGCATTCTTTCTCTTGCTCTATCGGCAACAATTTGTTGCGCCACTTCACTTGCAGATTGAGAAACTGCTTGCACAAAATCTTTGTAATCAATTTTGTCCATAATTAAATCATAAGGAGTTTTAAAACAACCAGGAATGTCAACACTTGCAATAAATTCTGCAAATGCAGAGTTAGTCAAGGTTTCTTGTCTGACACTGACATCATCTTTGAAATATTCTTCATTTAATGCACCACAGAAATCGGTTGTTAACAATCCCGATAGAGATGTCATTTTTGTAGGCAGGTCATTTAATACAGATGGCAATGACTTAATCTTAACATTGTCCGATACAACATTGTTTATAAAAAACAAATCGCGCATTCCTAACCCTATTGCACAGGCATTTTCTTTTTCTTCTTCTTTCAATTCCGCAAATTTGTCTTTTATTTTTAACAAAAAATCATAATATTGCAGCGTTAATTCAAAATCACTGGATTCTTTGAAATTTTCATTAGCAAGTGTTTTATGCAGTTGAAACAGAAGAATATACAAGGGAAGTTGATGATGAAAATTGCATGTTGGTGGTGCACCGCCTTTCATTCTTATTTTTGAACCGCCTTTGCTTTCGTATTCCGGGTCTTCGACTACGCCTCCACCTCCACCTCCGCCTCCACCTCCGCCTCCACCTCCGCCTCCACCTCCGCCTCCACCTCCAAATAATCTATGTTTTAATAATCTGCATGATGCAATAACAGAATTAAAAACCATAGAGAATTTACTTTTTGGTAGTTGTGGCGGTGGTGCACCACCACCACCACCACCGCTAGGATCAGTAGTAGTAGCAGCAATGGCACCAGTAGCACCAGTAGTGGCAGCAGCAGTAGCATCAGTAGTTTCTTCTTTTATTTCTTTCACAAAATCTTCAACTTTATCATCTAATCTGCCAGTTAATTCATTCATTTGTGGAATTAAAATTTCTTCAGACAAATGACTTGGAACATGTTCTTTTGAAACATCATCAATCATAGACATAGACATAAGTGCATCTGCTGCAACAATTCTATCACAAAAATCATTTATTTTTGCATGAGTTATTCCATGTTCAGCAACAGATTTGCTAGAAGATGCAGCAGATTTGTCAGCAGGTGCATCGTGTATTTTAAATTTTCCAAAATTTATAAAAACTTCATAGCAAAAACAAGTTGCCATTGATTTAAATTTTTGGAATTGAGGTTCTGTTAATGTGGTGGTTTCGGTTTTGCCTTTGCTTTTTTTAATAGTATTTTGAAATTTGGTACGGTCATTATTTTTTTGTATAAAATCGTAACATCTTGCAAATAATAATGTTATTTTATATTTAAAATCATAATCCAATGAATCCAATGAATCTAAATTATTTAAAAAAATATTTCGATCCGCATTAAATGCCCGTTCGTCGTCTTTTGTTTTTAATTGTGATAATATTCTACTACTAACTTCTGTCGAGTTCCATGTCCATTGATTAGCAGCAGCATATATTAAAGTTTTTGCAACATCTGATATTAAACTATTTATATTCATTTTTCCATCGTCATTTTTTGATTCAAAGAAATAATTTGCAGAATCTATTATTTTGCGCAAATTTTTTAATTCTATTTTTATGCTACCATCAAGTTCTAATAATGCTTTTGCTTTTACAACATCATGTGGTTCCGATGATGATTTAAATTTAGTAACACCAGTTTTAAGTTTGATATATTCTGTTTGAATACTTTCAGTGCTAAAACTTATCAAATTCGGCAAAGTTTTTTTAGTTGCAACAACTTTTAAAGCAGTTGTGAATATATGTTTCACATAACTGTCAAACACATCAACATGAAATGGTGATTCTATTGTATGTCTCAAATCTCTTTCTAATTCTTCAGTTAAAGTGTTGTTTGAACCACGAATTGCCGTCTCATATTTTCCATTATATGTTGCAAGATCTGTTGCAATAGCAGCAATTTCTTCATCATAATTAGGGTTTAGTGCCATTGCTTTTTTAATAATAGATTCATTCACAGTTGCTTCACTTGCCAAAGAGTATAAAAATATTGAATGCAAAGATGGATTTCCTTCAACTGGTCCATGGTGTGTAAATAAACATTCAACACCCATTAATAAAGCAAATGATAGTGCAATTTGGTCATGTGTCACAAAAAACACGCGGTCTATTTTGGCAGTAACATTTTCACGAGCACCGGTATAAGGCGTAAATCCGCGTGTTCTTGAATCAATTGCCAATGTTAATAGAACTTGCAACCAATCACCAGACATTTTTTTTAAAAAAGAAATGGCATATTTAAATTTTTTTTCATCACTATTTGTCAATGCGTTTTTTAAAACGTCAATAATTTTTGTCAAAAATGATATGTCACATTTTGATTTGCTGTCAATAGATTCATCTACAAATTTTATTTTACCATCATCACCAAATGCCTTTATAGTAAGGTCCGTTGAATATTCAACTGTTTTGCCCTTGGGTGTGTTTCTCAATTCCGACAATTCAAATTTAAAACTGGTAAAAAATTTGTTTAAATAGAGGTTTGATGTGTCATCTTGAACATAACTATAAGAATAGACAAAACTCGGTGGATTCAAAGAAACACAGGGAATAAATTGGACTCCTTCTCCGGTGTCTCTAAATTCAGGTGATGAAGGATGTTTTTTTGTGGCAGGGTCATGATGCACCTCGGGACCATACATATAATACACAATTGGTCGGCGACCTGTAAATGTGCCTTTTGACAAGATTTGAATTAATCCAATGCTTGCCGCATCAACCACAATAGCAATAGTTTGTGTGACATCCATGCCCATCATTGCATAAAACATAGGCGCATCAATTTCTTCTCTATCATCATCTGGTTCTTCTTCTTTTGCTGCTGCTGTTGCTGCTTTGTATGCTCCTCTTATTTCATCAATTTTTTCTTTCAAATTTTCAATGAACCCTTTTTTTTCCTTTGCCTTTAATGCATCTATTCGTTTATCCATTTCTTCTTTTGTTGCCTTTGCTGCTTTTCTCTTTGTGTTTTTATCTGCATTTATTTTGTCCTTCATACCATCAAATTCTAGTTTTTTATATGCTGTTTTTGCTTGACGTGTCCATTTGACATCTGCGTAATGCACTGTGTAGGGTTTATCATTTACAGTTTGAATGTCGTGTTTTGAAGTGTGACAAAAATCTTTATCAGGATTTGCAACCTCTATTGGAACATAATTTTCAGGTGTTTTCACAACCATTGACAAACTTTCTGCTTCTGAACCATAGACAATTTCACTGCCAGAACCCTTGTATAAACCTTTGTTATACGCTTCTTTTTGTTCTGTTGTATTTGGTTTATCCTCTTTAAAATCATGCCCTGCATCATTTTTTCCCGCTTGTGTTAATTTTTGTTCTAATGGACCAAGTTCGCTACTAACAATACCGCCGCCGCCTCCACCGCCATGTTTGTCGGATTTTGGCATTATTAAATATTCCTATACATTTTAACCACACAATAATTATTCTGTTTGACCCTGTTTTACCACATTCATCTGTTTTGTAAAAACATAGCGTTCATGATACATGGTGCGCCTGCGCAAATTGCATGTCAAACAGGCAATTTCGACGTTGCCTCTATTGTGTCCAAAAGAATTATCCATTCGGTCTAAAGTCCACTGTTTGCCGTCCCGGACTGTTTCATACATCAATTGCACCGACTCCCTACAATAAAAACACAGCAACTTTTTCTCTAGCAACAATTCCATGACATAAGTATGATCGACAAACTTCGATTCGTCATACAGGGATTTCTTCAAATCTTGACTTCGATAACTGTGAATTTTATAATTGATTTGCCGATGGATTTCCTTGAGATAGGCGTCATCGTCCAAAAGATGCGACGCACAATTCAATATTTTCTCCAAAGATGCAAATTGATTTGATGCCGATAGAGATTCATGTTCAAATGTCCATTTTTCGGCAACTTTTCGGGTTTTTGGTGGTTCTTTTTCAATCATTGTTTTTGATTTGCAACCCAATGAAATCACCTTTTTTGTGTCTGCCTCTATTGGCAGTTGTGACGAATCACATTTTTTAGTTGTGAAACTGAGGTGCAATGTTTTGGTTGTTGTGTCCATTTATTCTAACATATAGAAACAATATAAACCTTATGTAATAACTATATAAAACAACGACATCTATACTATGTTTCAAGAACCCAACACAATCAACGAATGCTTTACGGCAGAAGACGAAAGCAAAGTCCTTACTAAAGACAATGTCGCAAACACAATAGACACGAAGATGATGAGCAAATACAAGAATTATATTGCGGCATCGGGGAACAATGCGGCAACTATAGCAACCATTGACAGCAATTCGACTGAAAAAATCGACGAATTGCTGGAAAAAGAAAAACAGCACATGAGCAGTGAACCGTGGAACAAGTTGGACAAACGACTCAAAATACAGAAATTGCACGCCTATGCCGAGAAATTTGGCAGGGATAATTCGCTGCCGCTTAAAGAAGTGAAGGCACTTAAAACTTTTTTCAGCGAGTGTCTCACAAAGGATAAATTGTCCAAAGTGAAGGATGTGGATTATGACCGCGACATGGGTGTAATTACCAACATTGGCAGTTTGTTTTTGAATCTGGGGACGCGCACTTTCACCTTGCGTAACCTCGACAAAAAGGTGAGCACCCTAAAAATGTTAACCCCCAAGAAAATTGTTTCACAAAATGACACAGATAAATAACGCCTAATAATATAGACCATAAGAATTGAAAAATGAATGAGCAAACTTTAAAACCAGAATCCTTAGAAGGATACAAAGAATCCTTAAAAGGGTCCAATGAATCCTTAAAAGTTCAAAGAACTGACGATACCTTAGAAGAATTAGAAACCGAATCCCACGAATTCTTCAACACCTATTTAGAAACCAAAATTGTCGAATTATGCGAACCCGATTTTTACGAAACCATGATTGATGAATGCGCACATCACCTGTTTGACGATAGCGTATGCTCCGGATACATTGTGTGTGATGCTGCCGCACTAGACACAAATGAGGAATATGCAGCAATTGTGTTTGTCGAGTTTCGCGCAACCATTGCCACATTTGCCCGCACATTTCACAAAATGATGGGTCTGCGACGCCGGTCATACAGGAATCCTAAGGCGCACCATTATGTGGGTTTGGCAAAGGATGACATGGACGCGCGATTGGATTGGGTCAAGACGGCATTCCAACCGGCGCAGCGCACTAATGAATGGCACCTGTTTCGACATGGTCTCATTAGCGCCAGCAACATTTGGAAGGTCTTTGGGAGCGAGGCAAACGTAAATAGTCTCATTTGTGAGAAATGCAAAATGGATGATGCACCAAAGGCGCGAGACCGCGCCGCAAGTGTCGATGACGGGTTGGAGGATGAAATGTTGGATTCTTCGAACAAGACTGTGACTTATCCTTCAACCAAATCTGCAAACGTGAATACACAGTCACCGCTGCATTGGGGCGTCAAATATGAACCGGTCACAGCAATGATTTATCAACACAGGTTAAACGTGGAATTGGGCGAATTCGGGTGTATTCAGCACCGCGAACATCCCTTTATTGGCGCATCGCCCGACGGCATAGTAATGACGCGCGACCATCCAGCATATGGGCGCATGTTGGAAATCAAAAACGTGGTAAATCGCGAAATCACCGGAATACCCTCGATGGCGTATTGGATACAGATGCAGGTTCAAATGGAGGTGTGTAATTTAGAAGAATGCGATTTTGTGGAAACGGTTTTCAAAGAGTATGATTATGTGGAGGAGAATTTGTTCTATGCAAACGCGGTAAACAAGGTCTATGAATACAATGGTGTTATCCTCTATTTTATCAAGCGCGATTACATCGATAGTTCGCCTAAATATGTTTACATGCCGATGCATGTGCCGATTGAAAAAGGTGCTGTGGACGCCTGGATTGACGCGCAGAAACAGGCAATAAAAGAGGAATATGTGTTGTTCAAACGCATCTATTGGTATTGCGAGACATTTTCCTGTGTTTTGGTGCACCGGAATCGGGAGTGGTTTGCGGCAGCATTGCCGAAGGTGCGCGAAATATGGGCAACAATAGAGAAGGAACGCGTTTCCGGATGTGAGCATAGACAACCCAAGAAGAAGAAGATTACAATTGGCGCAAGTGAAAATAAGTGTTTGATTGATTTGTCAACAATGGAATGACAAAGGTAAACTATTTAGAAATTGCTTATGAATAATATTATAAGCAATTTATACAAAATGTCGTCCGATGAAATGCGTATTGTGAAGCGTGACGGTTCTATAGAGGTGGTGTCATTCGACAAGATTTTGAGGCGCATCAAGAACATAGGGTCCGGAGGACCCGTGGGTTCCGGAGGAACCTTAGGAACAAATGTAATCGGAGGACCCGTGGGTTCCGGAGGTTCCTTAGAACCCATCAAAATCAATTACACTCAACTGACGATGAAAATCATAGACCAACTGTATGACAAGATTTCCACGACGAAAATCGACGAACTTACTGCCGACCAGTGCGCCTCTATGTCGTCCATTCATTATGATTACGGCACTCTGGCGTCTCGCATCATCGTCTCCAATTGCCACAAAAACACCGACGCGGATTTTGTTACAGTAGCAAAAAAAATGTATAATTACAAGGACAAACATGGTGTAAATGCGCCGCTCATCACACGCGAACTGCTCGATTTCGCCAAGTTGCATTCCAAGGCAATCAAGGCGCGCATCAATTACGACCGCGATTTCCTGTTTGACTATTTTGGATTCAAAACCTTGGAGCGCTCCTATTTGATGCGGGTCAACAACGTCATTGTAGAGAGACCACAGCATATGTGGATGCGCGTGGCGTTAAGCATTCACAAAGATGATATTGAGGCAGCGCTCGACACGTATGACTTGATGTCGCAGAAGTATTTCACCCATGCCACGCCGACGCTGTTTAATGCGGGGACACCGCGCCCACAATTAAGTTCGTGTTTTTTAATTGCGATGGAGGAGGATAGCATCGAAGGAATTTTCAATACTTTGAAGGACTGCGCACTTATTAGCAAGTGGGCGGGAGGCATCGGATTGCACATACACAATATCAGGGCGAGCAACAGTCATATCAGAGGAACCAATGGATCTAGCAACGGGATTGTTCCCATGTTGCGAGTGTTCAACAACACGGCAAAGTACGTAGACCAGGGCGGAGGCAAGAGAAATGGGTCATTTGCAATTTATCTGGAACCCTGGCATGCCGACATTGAACTCTTTTTGGAGATGCGCAAGAACCACGGCGACGAGGAACTGAAGGCGCGCGATCTCTTTTACGCGCTGTGGATTCCCGATCTTTTCATGGAGCGCGTAAAAACCGACGGCATGTGGACGCTCTTATGCCCCGACGAATGTCCGGGTCTGTCCGATGTCTATGGCGACGCCTTTGTGGAACTCTATTCCAAATATGAGAACGACACTATAAAAACATATAAATGCCGGAAAACTGTAAAAGCGCGCGAACTATGGTTCAAGGTGCTCGACGCGCAAATGGAGACTGGGACGCCCTACTTGTGTTACAAGGACGCAGCAAACAAGAAGTCAAACCAGTCGAATCTTGGCACCATTAAGAGTTCAAATTTATGTGTTGCGCCCGAAACCCTTATTTTAACTGACAAAGGACACGTTGAAATTTCATCATTGGAAAATCAAAAAGTCAATGTGTGGAATGGCGAAGAATACAGTGAGGTTGAAGTTAAAAAAACTGGTGAAAATCAAAAGTTGATAGAAGTTCATGCAGATGACGGTTCAATATTAACTTGCACGCCTTATCACAAATTTTACATTCAAACTTCATTTGCAAGATCCAAAATTCTTCAAATAGAAGCGCAAAATCTCAAACCAGGCAACAAAATAATTAAGTGTGCATATCCAATTGTTGACGGAAAAACAAAAATGTTATATCCTTATATGCATGGATTTTTTTGTGGTGATGGAACATATGGCAATACAAAAGACCATGAACCCACAAAATGCAATTACAAATCAGTGGAAAACAAATTTTTCTGCAATAGACATTTATATTATGAAACAGAGAATAACAATTTGAAAACATATCCCGACAATGTTTATTGCAACGCTTTATCCTATGACAGAAAACCCAAAATATACTTGTATGGTGATAAAAAAAAATTATTAAAATACATGAATTATAGAAATATTAGTGAAAATGAAAACAGAATGTCATTGGAATTACCCATGGACATTGAAGACAAATTTTATGTTCCGTCAAACAACACATTGGTAGATAAATTAGAATGGTTTGCAGGATATTGTGATGCTGATGGAACAATATCAAATAATGGAGAAAATCAACAACTTCAAGTTGCATCCATAAACAAGGATTTTTTATTAAAGGTTAAATTGATGCTTCAAACTTGCGGAATTAATCCAAAGGTGCGAAAAAACAAAGAAAAAGGAACATCTCTATTGCCTGATGGAAAAGGTGGACAAAAATTATTTGATACAAAGGAAATATATAGATTATTAATTACATCAATTGATTTGCGTGTCTTGGTTAACGCTGGATTTTCACCAAAACGATTAAATATAAATACTGAAAATATCTTACAAAGGTCTGCGTCACAATTTGTGAAAATTGATAAAATAGTAAATAATGACAGAATAGACAATACATTCTGTTTTACTGAACCCAAGCGCAACATGGGAATATTTAATGGAATATTAACGGGACAATGTTCCGAAATAATGGAGTACTCAGACGCCAACGAGACTGCTGTGTGCAATCTGGCGAGCATCGGACTGCCGACATTTTGTATTCGCGATTTAAGCGCGGACCCCACTGCGTATGCGGGAGGGAAATACGTATTTGATTACGCCAAGTTGCACGAGGTCGCGCAAACGGTCACCCGCAATTTAAACAAGGTGATTGACATCAACTATTATCCCACAGAGAAGACCAAGGTCTCCAATATGCGCCACCGACCTATTGGAATCGGTGTCCAAGGTCTTGCCGATGTGTTTATGTTGCTCGATGTGCCGTTTCACAGTGATAAAGCAAAAGAAATCAACCAGACCATTTTTGAGACGATTTACCATGGCGCATTAACGGCATCTGCCGATGCAGCAGAGAAGGACGGTCCTTATGAGACCTTCAGTGGTAGTCCCGCGTCCAAGGGAATATTACAGTATGATATGTGGAATGTGGAACCAAAATATACAACAGGATTAACTGTGTCATTGAATTGGTCCGCACTTAAGGAGCGTATCCAAAAGGTTGGACTGCGCAATTCGCTGCTTCTTGCGCCGATGCCTACGGCATCCACCTCGCAAATCCTCGGATTCAATGAGTGTTTCGAACCTTTTACAAGCAACATTTACAGCAGACGCACAATGGCGGGTGAGTTCATGCTCACAAACAAGTATTTGATGCGCGACCTGATTGACGCCGGACTGTGGAACACGGACCTTAAAAACAGCATTGTAGGTAATCAAGGCAGCGTCCAGCACATCGAGGGTTTATCGCAACATTTGAAGGACAAATATAAGACGGTTTGGGAAATACCAATGAAACATGTGATTGATATGGCAGCAGACCGGGGTGCGTTCATATGCCAGAGTCAGAGTCTGAACTTGTGGTTGGAAGACCCCAATTACAATATGTTGACGTCGATGCATTTCTACGGATGGCAGAAAGGGTTGAAAACAGGAATCTATTATTTGCGCAGACGGGCGAAGCACAGGGCGCAGCAGTTCACGATAGAACCTGAACGTCGCAATGCGAGCAATGCAAGTAGTGCAAGTGAACCGTGCGAAATGTGCAGCGCATAAAAGTATATGAAAGAAACATACAAATAATATTATTAAAACAATGGATGCAATGCATACTTTTTATTCACAGCAAGGCGAGGACATCTATGTATATCGCAATTTTATAAATAAAATAGCACCCGATGGAATATTTGTCGAATTGGGTGCAATGAATGGAATCACATATTCAAACACCAAGTTTTTTGAAGATACACTGCAATTCAGCGGAACCCTTATTGAACCAACGGACCAATACCACAGTTTGGTTGTAAATAGACCCAAATGCAAATGCCACAATGTTGCAGTAAATGGAAAAACAGAATTAGTGAAATTCTTGGGGAATTACGCCACTGCCGGGTTAGTAGACACGATGAGCACAAAATTTCGAAATTATTGGCATTCTGGTGCAACCGAGGCAAACGAATATTTTGTCAATGGAGAACCCATGCGCGACATATTGAAAAAAAGCGCGATTGAATACATCGATTTTATATCCATCGATGTAGAGGGCGGCGAACAGGTGGTGTTGGAGACGATGGATTTCAGTGTGCCTATTTATGTGGTGTGCATTGAATTGGACGGGCACAATGTTGAGAAAGATGAATGTTGCCGGTCCATATTGGCAAAAAACGGGTTTACATTTAAGAAACGGGTTTTGATAAATGAGTTTTGGGTGAATGACAATTATTTCCGAAAGGATGTGGTCTATGACGCAAATAAAGAGAATCCCAAATTCATAAAATACATTCAAGAAATCGGGTATTTTCCATTTTTGGAAAGACATTTGATTGACACCATTCAGGATGTAATGCGTGAATAATATAAACACAATGATTGTATGCATAATATAACATGCCATCATTTACCTTTGTGACTGCCATCATAGACACGCGGTCGCAATGCCGGGAAGAGACTTTGCAATTCAAGATGGACCAAATGCACATTCTTTTGAACACCCTTGTTGCACCGATTCAAATATTTGTCGATAGAGGTTGTCATGAAATCTTGCAAAATAAATACAAGGATTGCGCGAATATCACAATCATCCTGTTTGATTATCCTGCACAATCGTGGATTTATCGGGAAAGTGCGCCCTACAAGGACATGTTGCCAATTACGCGCAACCTCGCAAAAGACACATTTGAACATTTGGTTTGGACACATTTGAAGGTCGAGATTTTACAGAGGGCGATAGAGAATGGCAAAGGGCACTTCGGAACGTTTGCGTGGATAGATCCGCACATTTGCCATCTGTTTCCCAACCCTATAAATGTAGTGAATTATTTGAATTATTTGTCCATGCAAAAATTCACAAAGGGTCCGTTTATTGCCTTGCCCAGTTGTTGGGACAAACAGGAATCCATAGATTTCAACACAGTGTGTTGGCGATTTTGCGGCACGTTCATGCTTGGCAACGTTGTCGCAATCAACG